ACCTCCAGGCGAGCAGGGTCCTATTGGCGAGCAAGGGCCACAAGGAGAACAGGGCGAACAGGGTCCAATCGGAGAACAGGGTCCTATTGGCGAGCAGGGTCCAATCGGAGAACAGGGTCCTCAAGGGCCAGATGGTCCACAAGGGCCAGAAGGTCTTCAAGGTCCAGAAGGTCTTCAAGGTCCAGAAGGTCCGCAAGGCCCAGATGGTCTACAAGGACCTATTGGTGAACAAGGCCCCCAAGGAGATCCAGGCTCAGATGGTCTAGAAGGTCCACAAGGAGATCCCGGACCAGAAGGACCAGAAGGACCAAAAGGCGATACAGGTCCACGGGGAGATCCAGGTCCTGAAGGACCACAAGGAATACAAGGACCACAAGGAGGACCGGGTCCACAAGGAGAGCAAGGTCAAAGAGGACCACAAGGAGTTCCCGGGTTTGATGGCGATGGTTTTGTGCGTAAAGGAGCTTGGGATACATGATTGAGTATGATGTAAATGACATTGTTACTGTTGATGGTTCGACTTATTGTTGTATACTAGCTCATGATACAAGTAACCCAACTATAACAAAACCTGGAGAAGGATCTGCTTGGCAAACGTATTTGGAACTTTGGGCCGCAAAAGGAGAGCAAGGTGAACCTGGTTCTGTAACGTTTGAGGCTCGGACGACAGTTGCAGCAACAACTGCTTCGTTAGCTGACGGTGCTATTGAAGATACTACTGTCAAAATGGAAGCCGGTTATCGTTTGTTAAAGGTTGAAACAGATGTTGTTGCTCGGGTCAGAGTTTATGATTCTACGGCGCATAGAACATCAGATGCAGCTCGTGCTGTTGGCGTAGATCCAACCGGGGTACATGGTGTTATTCTTGATTTGGTTACAACTGTTTCTGATTTATCTTGGTGGTTATCTCCAGTAGTCGATGGCTACACTGCTGATGCTGGCGATACAGTTCCAATTGCTGTAACAAATATTAGCGGGTCAACAGATACGGTGACAGTGACGTTCACCTGGGTTAGGAGTGAGTAATGACGTATGCTACTGGAACGATCACTAATGGCGGAAGTGTGGGTCTGCGCGACCAATTAGAGACAATGCTTACTGCTCATGCATCTTGGGCTTTTGTGAAGACGGTAACTGTATCTTCCGAAACATACAAGATTTGGGAAAATTTGGGAAATACGTGGACTAATAGTCGACCTTTTTATGTGATTTTTCACACTTCGACTTCACTATTGTCTACCTTAAACGTCGTAGTTTCTGAAGGATTTAACACAGGCGATAATACGGTTGTTGGATATTCAGGTAGTGCTTCAACAGTCACATTAAATTCTGACGGAACTCGTGCCTCCGCTACTCTCTCCACATCTATGGGTAATGCTCTGAATGTTAATAACCTCCCGACAACATCTGCAACATACACATATTGGTTAGTGGTAACAAATGAAGGAATCTATATTCGGGTTTCTGTTTCAAGTGTTAATGGATACGTCGGATCATTTGAACCAATTTTGGGATCTTTTATGGGGACCAATGTTGAATTCCCTCTTGTCGTAGTTGGAACATCTCAGACAACAAATGGAACTAGTTATTCTTCTTTCTGTCGTCTACCTGGAAGAACCGGTTCGTTAAGTACTTATCCTTTATCTATTAACATTGGTAGTTTAAATATTCTGTCTGGGGTTATCCCAACAGGCACAACGTGGCTTGGAAATAAAAGTACCCTTTCTCGCATTCTTGTACAACAAGGTAAGAACTCATATGAACCAAGAGGACTATTGCCGTCTTGGCTTTTGACATCTCTTGCCCCAGATGCTGCTGTTGCTTTAAATGATTCCATTACAGTAAATGGCGCGACTCACCGGTATATGGGCAGCATGAATGGCAATGCTTATCCATGGCTTTCTGAGGCGGCGTAGTTATGGCTGATCGTGGGACTCAACACTATATCTCATTGGAACCAGTGCTATTTACTGGCGCTGATTATAGTTATAATCCTTTAGTACCGACAGACCTTGGTAATCAAGAATATTTAAATTTAGGCGCAAGCAACACCCCTATTGAGGTGCAAACTGAAGGTCAGTTATGGCCGCGTGGGAACCCGATTATTACAACATGAAAGAAGGTGATATTATGACGAAAGGTGATATTGAAGGGAAAGTTGTTTGGGGGCGACCCGTGAAACCTCTTGCTGGATTTATGTCACTCTTGATGCTAGTCTTTACGGTTTTTAATATACTTAACCGTGGAGTCTTAGAAGAACTTTGGTTAGGCGATATTATTGCTGTATTGGCAAGCATCGCTGCTGTTTGTTTTTGGGTTGGTTGGTTTGGCAGAGTTCAAAAAATGGCCGAAGCAGGTTTACTAATTGCTGCTTTTGCTTATGTCACAAGAGCTTCTTTTATTTTCTTTGTGGTTGGTCCTTCTAACCAGGAATTTTGGGAATCCCTTTTTACTGGAGGGTTGGTTGCTGCTGCTTTTTATTTAGAAGCGAGTGATCCTAAAAAGAAAACGTGAGGGCTCCTTAATGGACCCACTTATTTCGGCCGCTCTTGCGTCACTTATTGGGGCTATGACAACTTCGATCTTAATGGCATCTGCTTATTACTGGGGTCCTAATAGGAGAGAAACCAAACGCGTACGTGAAGCTAAAAGAATAGAAGACAATGGAGAAAGTGAGAACCCAGATGAGTGATATTTTAAGTGAGTTTGCCCAAGAATCCGAAGGTGTTCCTGATGCACTTGAAACTCAGGATGATCCATCTGTAGAAACTGCTGATGAGTATGGTTATGTGGAGCCGACACTAGATGTTCCTGCTCCTGACGAATCTGTCTTAGATCAGAACCCCGGTTTTACTGAAGGAGCACACGCATGAAGACGGGTAAAGAAGCAGCCAAAGCATTTAAAGAGAAAAAGACAAACAAAGTCAATATGTGTTTGTTTGAATGTCAGGAGATTTACCCGACACTCCACCTGTATCCTTCAGCCTGGTCACAGTGGAACAACGCTAAGAAGAAGCATACGTCTCTGAAACATATTCCAATTGGTGCACCGATTTACCTTCGTGGTGGTAATTTTGGACACGTTGTTCTATATGTTGGAAATGGTCACGTCCGATCAACAGATGCTGGCGGTCGTGGGGTTATGGCTACGGTTCCTCTTGAGTGGTTTGAGAAGGCATGGGGTTATATTCCTGTCGGTTGGAGTGAGGACTTAGGCGGAAAAGATATTGACTTTGACACTGAAATCAAAGTCTATGTCAAGAAGTTGAAGCCGGGTGTGGATGACTCTGACTCTGTAAAGCAGCTTCGCTATCGCCTTATCCGTCGCGGATTCCTTCAGGTTTCGGAGCCCCTTAGCTTAGATCGTCCGGGTAACAAATACACTCTTCCGGTTGAGAAGGCTGTTAAGAAGTGGCAGAAGAAGAAGGGTCACCCTGAGACTGGTGTTCTAACCAACGAGCAGGCGGTGGAGTTCTTCTGGCCTAATCCAAAAGTAAAGGTCATTACTCATGTCCGATGATATTTTGGTGGAGGATTTATGGGAGACCGAACGTGGTGCAGAATTTTTAGAACACTTCGGAACCAAGGGAATGCGTTGGGGAGTTCGCAAAGATGACACTACGTCGTCTACCGGACCAACTGAGGTTAATGTTATTACTCGATCTGGTACTTCTAAACTCCAAACCACTGGTGGCGCAAACTTAGGTCCTTCGGATGACGCCAAGATTGCTGCAATTGCTAAACAGAAGTTAAAGACAAGTGGTGCGGGTTCTCTTACTAATCAAGAGATGCAGGTTCTAGTTAATCGTATGAATCTGGAAAAGCAGATTAGCCAGATTTCTACGTCGCAGAAGCAAAAGAATCAACGGAGGGTTACCGGTTTCCTGAGTAAGACGGGCGGTAAAGCACTAAATAAAGCCGTTGATGTTGCTCTTAACATAGCGTTCCAACTTGCTGTTAAAAAGATCTTCGGCGATTCACTTAAAAAGTAGAAAGAGGATTAAATGACACTTTCTAATAAAGCTACTCCGGTTTATTACGGAGAATTTAGAGATGCTGTCATTCGTGGCGATATTCCCGTCAATCGGGAAATCTCAATGGAGATGAACCGAATTGATAAGTTGATTGCAGATCCAAAATTCTTCTACGATGATGAAGCTGTTGAAGGTTTTGTTCGTTATTGTGAAAACGAACTCACATTAACGGATGGAAGTGACCTTCACCTTCTTCCATCGTTCAAACTATGGGCCGAGGCTATATTTGGTTGGTATTACTTCACCGAACGAAGTGTTTATCAGCCATCAGACGGTGATCATGGCGGGCGCTACGTTACCAAGATCATCAAGAAACGGTTAACCACCAAACAGTATCTGATTGTGGCCCGAGGTGCGGCTAAGTCAATGTATGGCTCATGCATTCAGAGCTATTTCATCAATGTAGACACCTCGACTACGCATCAGGTCACTACCGCGCCCACGATGAAACAGGCAGACGAGGTAGTTTCCCCTATTCGTACATCTATTGTCCGTTCTAGAGGCCCCCTCTTTCAGTTCTTAACTGAGGGGTCTATGCAGAACACTACGGGTAATCGTATTAATAGGGTGAAACTTGCCTCAACCAAAAAGGGAATCGAGAACTTTCTAACCGGCTCCCTTCTTGAGGTCAGACCTATGGCCATTAATAAACTCCAAGGTCTTCGGCCTAAGATCTCGACGGTGGACGAATGGCTTTCTGGAGACCTAAGAGAAGATGTTATCGGGGCTTTAGAACAAGGTGCATCCAAACTTGAAGACTATCTGATTGTTGCGTTTAGTTCAGAAGGAACGGTTCGAAATGGCAGCGGCGATACAATCAAAATGGAACTTGCTGACATACTTAAAGGTGAATATTATGCACCACATGTTTCGATTTGGCATTACAAATTAGATGCTTTGGAAGAAGTTGCTGACCCAGCAATGTGGCCGAAGGCTAATCCGAACTTAGATTTGACTGTTTCTTATGAAACCTATCAGTTGGATGTTGAAAGGGCTGAAAAAGCACCTGCTTCGCGGAATGATATTTTAGCAAAACGTTTTGGTATCCCAATGGAGGGTTATACCTACTTCTTTACGTATGAGGAGACGCTTCCACATCGGTACCGCGAATTCTGGCAGATGCCTTGCTCTCTTGGCGCGGATCTGTCCCAAGGTGATGACTTCTGTGCCTTTACTTTTCTCTTTCCTATGGCTAACGGCAAGTTTGGTGTTAAAACGCGAAGCTATATTTCATCATTGACTATGATGAAGTTACCCGCAGCAATGCGAGTTAAGTATGAAGAGTTTATTAATGAAGGCAGCCTTCATGTTCTAGACGGAATTGTTCTGGATATGAATGAAGTCTATGATGATCTTGAAAAGTTTATTGAAGATTCATCATTTGATGTCAGAACATTAGGATTTGACCCATATAACGCCAAAGAGTTTGTCACAAGGTGGGAACAAGACAATGGGCCATACGGGATCGAGAAAGTAATTCAGGGTGCTCGGACTGAGTCCGTTCCTTTGGGTGAGTTGAAGATTCTCAGTGGTGAACGAATGCTTCTCTTTGACCAAGCGCTTATGACCTTTGCTATGGGTAACGCCATTACGTTGGAAGATACGAATGGTAACCGAAAGCTGCTTAAGAAACGTCAAGACGAGAAGATCGATAACGTTTCGGCTATGATGGATGCTTATATTGCCTATAAAGCTAATAAGGAGGCTTTCGAGTGACACAACCAACACGAGAAGAGGCCCTTGCGCATTTTGGTGTTAAAGGTCAACGTTGGGGCGTGGTTAATGAAGAAGTGGCAGCTCCTAAAAAGACTACACCGAGAAAAGCTACGCCTAAAAAGACTACAGCTTCCGCAAGTAAAGCTGTCCCTAAAAAGACCGCCGCCGCAAAAGCTAAAACAGCGGCTAAAGCTAAAGCAACTCAACCCGAACCCCCACCTCCAGTAGAGAAAAAAGGATGGCGCCCGTCTAAGAAACAGATTGGTGTTGCTATTGTTGGCGCTGCGTTTATTGCAGCTGCTGTTACTGCGCCACAAACCGCTCCATATTTAGACAGCGGAGAAGCAAGAGCTTATATTACTGCCGGTAAGAACTTTCTATTAAAACAAGAACCTGGATTTAGAAAAAATGCTGCTCTGGCGGCTAAAGATATGTCGGTGGATGATATTATGTCAAAGGTTGTTCGCCAAATTAATCCAGGGTACCCATTCCCAGGGTCGACAATGAATTGCCGACGATGTACTTTAGCTTACGAAATGCGTCGTCGAGGTTATGATGTAAGATCAACTAAAACTTTATGGGGTACAGGCCAAACATCTGCCGGTATGGATAAAGCAACAACTGCTAATATCGGATGGCGTAGTCTTGGCCGAGATAGAGTTTTAAAGAAGATGAAAAACGGAGAAATATCTGGCCTTGATGGTGAAGTCAGTGACATATTTAGAACACTAAGACAGCAGCCAGAAAGAAGTCGTGGAGAGGTAGGTGTCCAGTGGCTTCTTAGAGGTGCTCATAGTATTGCGTATGAAATTATAGATGGTAAACCTATTTTATTTGATACTCAATCGGGGAAAAAGATTACATCTCCAGAAGAATGGGATACTGTTTATAGAGGTTTGGGTATTAGTCGAGCAAGCTTTACTAGACTAGACAACCAAGGTATGAATTATAGATGGTTATCCCATTGGGTAAAAAATAGATATGCATCGCGATGAAGATAATAGCTGAAAGGTTGGTTAAAGATGGCGATTAATCAAATAGATGCTGCGGGTATCATTAATAGAGAGTATCCTGGTTGCTATATTCTTAAACAGATTTTATACAATAACTTTTTTGTGTTTTTGCTTGAGTTACCAGATCCAGATGAGTTCGAAACCTTTGTTAAGGTCGATAAAGCTACAGGTGATTTTATGGACTTTTCTCCTTGGAATGAGCCTGACCCATTAGGTTTGGAACAAGCTTTTTTGGCGCAACCTTGATCAATCTCCCAAGAAAGGAGGTATCCTATGGCTGATTTTGGAGCTCGACTAAAACATGCATGGAATGCTTTTACTAAACCAGAAGAGCCTACTTATCCGAATATAGGAACTGGTTATAGCGTTCGCCCAGACCGAAGTCGTAGTTACATTTCTAATGAACGTTCGATTATTACATCGGTGTATACTCACATTGCTGTTGACGCGGCCGCAGTTGATATTCGCCACGTTCGTCTTGATGATAATAGGCGATTTCTCGAAGAGATTGATAGTGGTCTAAATCAATGTTTCACCGTAGAAGCTAATCTAGACCAAGCAGCCCGAGCCTTCCGACAAGACGTTGTAATGACGGTCTTAGAGCAAGGTGTTGCTGCTATTGTCCCTGTTGACACAACGCTTAATCCATTGGTTTCAGGTAGTTATGACATTAAGACACTTCGTGTCGGGACGATTGTTCAGTGGCACCCACAACATGTTCGCGTTAGTCTCTATAACGAGAAGACCGGACTTCGTGAAGAGTTAGTTCTCGAAAAGCGGTTTGTGGCCATCATTGAGAATCCGCTATACGCCGTAATGAACGAGCCAAACTCAACACTTCAGCGCTTGCTTCGAAAATTAACTCTTCTTGATTCCGTCGATGAAGCATCTAGTTCAGGTAAACTTGACATCATTATCCAACTTCCCTATGTCATTAAATCTGAGGCGCGAAGGTTACAAGCGGAACAACGCCGCCAAGACATTGAGTTTCAACTCAAGGGCAGTCAGTATGGCATCGCCTATACTGATGGAACCGAAAAGATCACCCAACTTAACCGACCTGCCGAAAACAATCTAATGGCTCAGGTTGACTATTTGACCAATCTTCTATTTGGCCAGTTGGGTCTTACTCCGGAAATCATGAATGGTACTGCCGATGAAGCGGCTATGCTCAATTACATGCACAGAACCATTGAGCCTATTCTTACTTCTATCACCGAGTCGTTCAAACGCTCTTTCTTAACGAAGACCGCAATGTCTCAGAAACAGTCAATTGAATTCTTCCGTGATCCATTCAAATTGGTACCGATTAATCAGATTGCAGACATTGCCGACAAGTTTGCTCGTAATGAGATCATGAGCTCCAATGAGATTCGTGGAGTTATCGGACAACGCCCATCAACTGATCCTAAAGCAGATGAACTGGTTAATAGTAACATGCCTCAAGGTGCAGTTGCTACAGATTCAGTGTCACCAGACGATGCTTCCGTTGTTATGAATGATGCCTTCGATAGTCTTGATGCATCTCTTGACGAGGTATTTGCCGAATTAGGAGTGGATGAAAATGATCTTGGGTGAGGGTGATGAAGATTTTGTCAACAGTCTATTTCACAAATACGATCCGACCAAGTATGACCCGGCTAAACGAAAAGCATATTATGAGCGGACGAAAAAGCTAAAAGGTCGTAGAAAAGGTTCGAAGCGACCTAGGCCTTTATCTCGGACTATGAATTCGTTACCGATAAAGACTCCACAGCAACAGCAAGTTGTGTTCGATGCAAGAGCCAGTGCTGCTCAGACTCGTATGGATCAAGCAAGAGAACTGATTCGTAAGAGAAATGAAGCCGCAAAACAAAAGAATGATGCGGCTAGAGCCAAACGAGCCCAAGACGCGGAGAAGGCGAAGCAAAAAGCTGAGGCTCTAGAGGAAAAAAGGTTTGCTCTAGAAAACAAGAAATTAGATCTTGAAGCTAATAGAATTGATTTAGATGCGCAACAAGCAGACCTTGAAGTGAAAAAGAAGGCTCTCGAAAAAGCGAAAACAATCGAGGGTGCAGATCCGGACCTAATCGCTCAGGCGGAACGAAAACTTGCGGACGAGTCCAAGAAACTCGACATTAAACGAAAGAAATTTGATTTAGAATCTCAGAAACTTGATCTAGAAATTCAAAAATTGGGTCCTCAAACAAAAGACGTGAACCCTAACTTGGTTTCGAAATAGGCAGGGGAGTTAAATCGAATGATCTTAGGAGAGAACGATAAAGCTTTTGTTCTTCATCTTGTTGCCGAAAATCAAAAGACGTTGTCGCATAAGTACGATCCGGTAAAGGCTCATGCGTATTATGAGCGAACGAAAAAATTAAAAGGTCGTCGCAAAAAGGGGGCAACCACTGGCGTTTCTGGGGATAGTGGTGGCATGTCAGGGAACGCTAATCGTGAGAATAGCAACCCTCCAAACAAAGCTAAAAAGCCAACTAAGTCAAAAGAGCAATTGAAGGCTGAAACAGAAGTTCGTATTGCTGCGTATAAAGAACGTCTTGCAAAACTAAAAGAGGTTTTATCACAATTAGTAGAAGCAGCTAAAAAGAAATCTCAAGATAATGCTGGCACTGACGAGTCTAGATCCAAGGATAAAGCTAAAGATAAGTCAAAGGGAGATTCCAAGGACTCTAAGGATTCGAAGGGTTCTAAAGGGGATTCGAAGTCTACAGCTAAAGAAAAAGCAGATGCTAAAAAGTATTATGAGAAAAACAAAGATAGTATCAGTCTCAAAAAGCAAGAGGCTAACCTAAAAGAAGAAATTAAAAAGGTTGAAGAAAAAATCGTTAAAGCTAGAGAAGATTTGAAAAACTCTCTTGCTGAAGCGTTCGGTAAACCTAAAGCAAATACTTCGAGTAATTCTCCTAAAAACAAACCAACCAAATAGAAAGGAGTCCTGTCAAAATGGAAGCTGATTTCAGCGGTTATGCCACAAAGGCTGGTCTCAAGTGCTCCGATGGTCGTACAATCATGCCCGATGCATTCAAAGATAATGACGGCATGAAGGTTCCGCTCGTTTGGCAGCATGGACACGATGACCCGACTAACGTTCTTGGTCATGCCGTTCTTGAGAACCGACCCGATGGTGTTTACGCTTACGGATATTTCAACGAGACTGAGGCTGGCCAGAGTGCAAAGACTTTGGTAGAGCACCAGGACGTTACCATGTTGTCCATCTACGCCAATAAACTCATTGAGCGTGGAAAGTCAGTTCTTCACGGAGCGATTCGTGAGGTTAGTCTTGTTCTGTCTGGCGCCAATCCTGGTGCTTTAATTGATAATGTTCGCATCGCACATTCTGATGGGGATGTTGAATTTCTGGACGATGAGGCTATTATCTACACTGGTCTCACTCTTGAGCACGCAGATCCTGCTGTTGCAGCGGCTCCGCCTGTTGAGGGTGAAAAGACGGTCAAAGATGTGTACGACACAATGACCGAGGAACAGCAGACCGCAGTTAATTACATGATCGGTATGGCTCTCGAAGAGGGTGCCGCTCAGCATTCTGAGTCAGACGCTGATGACGTTGATGACGAAGATGATGAAGATGATGAAGATGAAACAACCCCCGAAGAAGTTGACGAAGAAGTAACTGATGAAGAAACCCCCACTGAGGAAGGTACCGAAATGACCCATAATGTTTTTGAGAAGGATGGAGCCGGAACGATGACGGCGACCAAACGGCCCTCTCTTACGCATGATCAGCTGAAGACTATTGTTGATGACGCCCAGCGACTTGGGTCATTCAAAGAGTCGTTCCTTCAGCACGCTGTGACGTATGGTATCGAGAACATTGATCTTCTGTTCCCGGATGCCAAGGCACTTGCTAACTCTCCGGAGCTCATCACCCGGCGGATGGAGTGGGTGACTGTTGTTCTCAATGGGACTCGTCATTCGCCATTTTCTAGGATCAAGTCGCTTTCTGCGGATCTGACTCTCGACGATGCTCGGGCCAAGGGTTACGTGAAGGGTAGTCTGAAGAAGGAAGAGTTCTTCGCTCTGTCGAGGCGAGAGACTACTCCGACGACCATCTACAAGAAGCAGAAGCTGGACCGCGATGATATCATCGATATCACGGATCTGGATGTTGTTGCTTGGTTGAAGGCTGAGATGCGTCTGATGCTTGATGAGGAAATCGCGCGAGCGATCCTGATCGGCGATGGTCGTGAGCCCGACGATGAAGACAAGATCAATGAGACGAATATTCGCCCGATTGCTCGGGACGATAACTTCTATGCTCATCAGATCGTTGTTGCGTCCAACGTTACTGGCGATGACTTCGTCGAGGCGATTGTTCGTGCCCGTATGTACTACAAGGGCGCCGGAAATCCGACGATGTTCTGCTCGGAGTCCATTCTGACCGATCTGCTTCTGGTTAAGGACAAGCTGGGTCGTCGTATTTATGCCACTGAGGGCGAGCTGGCTTCGGCTCTGCGTGCGGACAAGATTGTTCCTGTCCCGATTCTGGATGGCGAAACCACTAGTGGTGGAGAGCTTCTGGCTATCCTGGTTAACCTTGGTGACTACACTGTGGGCGCCGATAAGGGTGGACCGATTGCGATGTTCGATGACTTCGACATCGATTACAACCAGTTCAAGTACCTGATTGAGACTCGCATTTCTGGATGTCTCACCAAGCACAAGACTGCTCTGGTTATTTCTCGGGCCGTTGGTACTCTTGTGGCTCCGACCGCACCGACGTTCGTTGATTCAACTGGTGTGATCACCATTCCGACGAAGGCTGGCGTGCTGTACTTCATTGATGGTCTCCCTGTCTCCGCTGGAGCGCAGGATGCTATTGATGAGGGTGCCTCGGTCGAGGTGACTGCTTCTGCTGATGAGGATTACTACTTCGCGGCCAATACCACTGCGTCTTGGACTTTCTCTCGCCCTGTTGGGTAAGAGATAACCAATGACAAGGTTCTTCGGAGTTGTAGGATACGGTGAGTCTACTGAGACTGCGCCGGGTGTTTGGAATGATGTTATCACGGAACGTGAGTATTATGGTGATATTACATATACTCTACGTCGCCTTCAAGATGCAGAGCAACTTAATGATAATATTGTCACTTCAAACGCAATCAGCATTCTGGCTGATCCTTATGCAAACGAAAACTTTGTTGCCATTCGGTATGTGGCTTGGGCGGGGACTTTGTGGACTGTTAATACGGTCGAAGTGCAGAGTCCCCGCCTAATCCTCAGGTTGGGAGGTGTTTACAATGGACCCATCCCCAGTGTTGAGCCAACGCCAGATCCTCCAACAACTCCTTGAAGACTTGCTGGGAACTGATAGTGTATATTTTCAACCACCAGCAAGTCTTCGTATGCGATACCCATGTATCGTGTACAACCGGGATCGAATAAACGCTACGTTTGCAGATAATCGAACATATGGTCGTAAAACTCGTTATCAAGTAACCTACATCGACCAGAATCCAGACAGTACTATTCCCGATAAAATTGCAGATTTACCGTTGTGCGTTTACAACAGGTTCTTTACAGCGGATAATCTAAATCATGATGTATTTACACTTTTCTTCTAGAAATGGAGACTTAAATGACCGCACTTAGTTGGGACGCCCTCGGCGAACGGTTCTATGAGACCGGCGTTGACCACGGCGTTCTGTACCTTCCTGATGAGGATGGTGTTTACGCTACGGGTTACGTTTGGAATGGCTTGACGGCTGTTACAGAATCACCTTCTGGCGCAGAGGCAACTCCTCAGTATGCTGATAACATCAAATACCTGAATCTGGTTTCTGCTGAGGAATTCAGCGCAACCATTGAGGCATTCACTTACCCCGACGAGTTCGGAGAGTGTGATGGTTCAGCCGCTCCTGCCACTGGTGTTCTTCTTGGGCAGCAGAAGCGTAAGATGTTCGGTCTTAGCTACCGGACTCGGCTCGGTAATGATGTGGACGGAACGGATCTCGGTTACAAGATCCATCTGATCTATGGTGCTCAGGCAGCACCGACCGAGAAGGCTTACTCGACTGTGAACGACTCCCCGGAGCCGATCACCTTCAGTTGGGAGATTACAACCACTCCGATGGAGGTCACGAACTACAAACCGACCTCGGTCATTACGGTTGACTCGACCAAGGTGGACGCAGACGCGCTTGCCGAGCTTGAGGAGCTTCTGTATGGGTCCCAGGCTGTTGTACCTGGCCTTCCGACCCCCAATGAGGTTCTTGCTCTGTTCCCAGTTGGCACTCTTGTGGCTCCGACAGTACCTACGTTCGTCACCTCGACTGGTGTTCTTACAGTCCCGTCTAAGGCTGGCGTCGTGTACTTGGTTGATGACGTTCCTGTGTCTTCCGGAGCTCAGGCGGCTATCCTTGCTGGTGTCACTATTGAGGTTACCGCAGCAGCGGATACCGGGTACTACTTCGCGGCGGGTACTACTGCGTCTTGGACCTTCACCCGCTCATTGTAGGTCTACACCCTTTAATCTGAAAGAGAGACCGGAGAATGTTGACAATTACAGTTCCAGGAATAGATCTATTTAACGAAACTACTCAGGAGTTTACTTCGGAGGAAGACGTTGTTTTGGAACTAGAACATTCTCTGGTCTCTCTTTCAAAATGGGAGTCAAAATTTGAAAAACCCTTTTTAACAGGGGAAGCAAAATCAGATGAGGAAGCTCTCGCATACATTGAGGTCATGATTCTTACTCCGGAATTTCCTCCAGACATTCTCACCCGGTTAAGTGATGAGAACATGCGTGACATCAACAACTACATTGAAGCCAAGATGACAGCTACCTGGTTTAAGGATGAAAAAAACCCAAAACGTAGCCGGGAAGTTATAACTGCGGAGTTAATATATTACTGGATGATAACCTTTAATATCCCGATGGAGTGCCAAAATTGGCATTTAAATCGACTTTTTACACTGATCAAGATCTTTAGTGTTAAGAACGCTAAACCTGAAAAAGTATCTAAGCGTGAGTTATTGGCGCGTAACCGTGAACTTAATGCTCAACGTAAAGCTGAGCTAGGCACTACTGGATAGGAGGTTTCTATGGCTCGTCTTGTTTGGAGTCCAAGTCCAAATTTTGAGTTTGGGGTAGACCATGTAGTTCTTTATGTTGATGGAAATGTTCCTGTCCCTTGGAATGGTGTGACAAGTATTGTTGAGACAAAAGCAGGAAATGATTTTGAACCACAGTACTTTGATGGACAAAAATATTTAGACATTTCAAATTTTCCATCTTTTCAATTAAAAATGACCACTCTAACAGAACCGCCATTGTTTAATCTTGTTTTGGGTATGGAAGCCATAGTTCCTGGGTTCTTTCTAACCAAACAACCAAAGACCTCTTTTGGTTTAACCTATCGGACAAATGTTGGTTCAGACCTGGGTACAAAGATACACGTTGTCTACAATCTTACTGTGAAACTTGCGAACGTGACATATGGGACAATTACTGAGACAGTCGATCCCAAAGTTAAAACTTGGGATTTAGTCTCAACACCCATAGATTTTCCTAATGGACCGCCAACCTCGCACTTTATATTTGATTCTACAAAAATTGCGCCGGGGCTTTTTTCCGATTTACAAAACGTAATCTATGGTGATATGGGCCAAGAACCACGATTACCCACGGTGTCTGAACTGACGGAATGGAGTTCTACATGACAGACTATATTCTTTTCCCTGCGGTCGATGCTGAATACAATTTCCCCCCAGAGATCTTAGCTAAACTCGCTCAAAGTTTGGAGCTTCGCAACTCGGTGTTACCGATGACCCAAGCAACTCGTGATAATCTCACTGGGGATGATCTTTGGGTTGGACGCGCCATATTTAACCTCACGACTAATGTGCTTCAAATCTGGATTGGAACTGGCGATGAACCGTGGCAAACCTACGTTCCTTTAGCTGAGGTGCCATGACGACCATAACCTGGGATGAAAAAGGACAACGATATTTCGAAGCAGGTGTTGACCGAGGGGTTCTTTATATAGGACCAGACCGTGTTGGTATTCCTTGGAATGGTTTGATTTCTGTCGAAGAGGTGATTGAAGAAGAAGAAACTGTTGTCACTCTTGATGGTGTACAACAGTCAGTGAGTTCTATGTCACCGAACTTCAAAGCTGTAATTACGGCGTTTACATACCCGGACGAACTGCCAGTTGATTCAGATGCAGCGCTATTTGGCGTATCATACCGAACTTTTGTTGGAAATGATATTCTTGGAATTGATTATGGATATCAGATTCACTTGCTATACAATCTGATTGCACGCACCAAAGAGATCGCCTACGAAACATATTCCACCAGCCCTACTGTTATTAATTTTGGGTGGGATGTAAGCGGAACAGCCGATGATATTACTGGGTTTAAACCCACAGCCCATGTTATTATTGACAGTCGCTTTATTGATGCAGATTTATTAAAATACATTGAAGATGTCCTTTACCGAGGTGATCTAGGTAGTTCATCCATATCTGCAGCCGAAATTACTGAGTATTTAGAATCTAACTTAGAGACTACCCCCGCTGAAGTACGTGAGCATTTGACACCTCCTCCGGAAAACATAGAGGTAGCACGTATCTTTCCGTATGATGTCGATGCTGTAGGACCAAGACTTCCATATTTGCCAAAGTTATTGAGTGTTGTACAGGTGTTTAAAGCAGTTAAGATTATACCCAATGTGAATACAGGGGTGTCTACCTTCGAATTAGGGTATGGGGATCTTACCCCAACGACAGCAGATGGTCTATACGCACGACTCCCAGTCACTAGATTAATTCAAAGTGACACCGATGGTTGTTATTTGCTCATTACAGAGTAGAGGAGGGTCTAGAATGACGATTTCATCTCATGGTGATTTCAAAAACATCGAAGCTTTCCTTAAACGTGCAAAGGGGCAAACCATATTTGAGGCTCTTAATCGGTTTGGACAAGAAGGTGTTGATGCTCTTCAACGCGCTACACCGGTTGATACAGGGAAGGTTGCTTCATCCTGGGTTTACGAAATTCGGAAAACTCCTAAAACATATTCTATAATCTGGGGGAACACAGATGTAGTTGAAGGTGTCCCCGTTGCTATTCTTCTACAAGTAGGCCATGGAACAGCCACCGGGGGGTATGTCTCCGGAAGAGATTATATTAACCCGGCTTTGCGACCAGTATTTGACCGGATTTTAGCTGATGTTTGGAAGGCGGTGACCACCGTATGAGCAGTGTTGACAGCAGGATCGTTACAATTAAGTTTGATAACGCACAGTTCGAAAGTGGCGTTACTAAAACAATTGGCACTTTAGCTAAACTTAAAGCAGCGCTCGGTCTTTCTGGAGCCACAAAAGGCCTTCAGGATATTCAAGTTGTTGCGAATAATACGAGCGTTCAGATAGAAAGCAGTATTAATAAAGCGAACGGAAGTTTAGAAAAATTAAGGGTCGCACTTAATCTTAACGGCGCAACCAAAGGTCTGCAGGATGTAAATACGGCAGCTAATAATACTGGCGCCCAGCTTGACGGAAGCACCGCCAAAGGTGTTGGTAGCATAAATAAACTCCAAGACGCGCTTAAACTGGATGGAGCAACCAAAGGTCTTAAGGATGTTCAAACCGCTTCTGGTAGCGTCAGTGTCCAACTTGAGAGCAGTACTACCAAAAGTGTTGGTGTTTTAGCTAAACTTAAATCAGCGCTTGGGTTGAGTGGTGCTAGCAAGGGTCTTCAGGACGTAAGTATTGCTGCTAATACGACCAGTGTTCAAATTGATAGTAGTACAGCTAAGAGTGTTGGGAGCCTTAGTAAATTTCAAGGGGCGCTAGGCCTCAATGGAGCAACTAAAGGTCTTCAAGATGTACAGACCGCTGTTCTTGATACTGACGAACAAATAGGGCGGACTACGGCCAAATCTGTCGGCAACTTATCTAAACTGGATAGCGCTCTTCAGCTTCCTGGCGGCGTTAAAGGCCTTCAGGATGTCCAAACTGCTGCCAATAACACAAATCTAGATGGTCTATCCACTAGTATTTCTGGTGTGAATGCAAAGTTTCTTGCCATGGCTACTATTGGTGTTACTGCTCTTGCCACAATTACTCGATCGGTAGTCACTACCGGCACACAAGTTATTAAATCTTTTACGCTCGACCCAATAAAGCAAGGCTTTGGTGAGTACGAGCTCAAAATGAAATCGATTCAGACCATTTTAGCGAACACAGCTAAGTATGGAACAAAAGTAAGCGATGTCACAAGAGAGCTTGACAAACTAAATGAGTACGCGGATAAGACGATTTATAACTTTGGTGAGATGACCAAGAATGCTGGGTTGTTCACAAACTCTGGTATGCGTATTGAAGAAGCTACATCTGTGATTAAAGGTTTCTCAAACGCAGCAGCTGTTTCCGGCACCAGCTCTGAAGGCGCAGCTCACGCGGCGTATCAGTTATCCCAGGCATTTAACACGGGCACGATCCGTCTTATGGACTGGAGATCCTTAACCAACGTTGGCATGGGCAACAAGAACATGCAGACAAGTCTTATTGAAATTGCTGAGGCTATGGGTACGTTCGAAGGCACAACCATAACAGCTAATGACGCAGCTAAAGACTTCAACGGTTCGCTGGAGAAGGAATGGCTTAAAGCCGATGTTATGAAAACATATTTGGGGATTATGGCCCGAGACATAACACCTGCTCAAATGAAGGCGATTGGGCTTTCGCAAGAACAGATAACAAAACTGCAACAAGAAGCTAAAACTGCCGAAGAAGCGGCCACTAAAGTCCGCACTCTGACCCAGATGTTTGGAACGGTTAAAGAGTCTATTGGTTCGGGTTGGTCTGAATCGTTTGGTATTATCCTTGGTGGTTTTAATAAAGCGACTAAACTCTTTACGGATATGAATAACGTCATATCTGGATTTGTTAATAAGTCATCTATGGCTAGAAATGAACTTCTTCGAGAATGGGAAAAAGAAGGCGGTCGGAAGACCTTAATTGATGGTCTTAAAATCGCAATGGATGGTCTTGGTTCAGCAATTAAGCCAATTATTAAAGCCTTCCGAGAGATATTCCCAGCAAAAACAGCGGAAGATCTCCTTAATCTAACTGATAGGTTTAAAGAATTCGCAAAGAAGTTAAAGGTTAGTGATGATACAGCAAAGAATCTAAAGGATACTTTCAGTGGCGTCTTTGCTCTATTTTCTATTGTCAAACAGTTTATTGGCGGTCTTCTTGGAGTCTTTAGAAGTCTTATAGGCACGCTCTTAGATGGCTCCGGGGGATTTCTGGATATAACAGCTGGAATTGGTCGTTTCCTTACCGGTATTGATTCAGCCCTTAAAAAGGGAGAAATCTTTAGCAAATTCTTCGAGATTCTAGGCTCTGTTCTTAAGGTGCCGATAAAGTTATTCCAAGCCTTAACCTCAATAATCGGAGGTATGTTCGGACAATTTGATTCAAAGTCGGCTAAAGATATTAATGCTTCTATGGGCGAAATGGGCGATAAATTAAGCCCTTTGCAACGGTTATTTAAATCTGTTGGCGATGCCATTGCAAATATAGCCAACGTTATGGGTGGATCAACCAAAAAGTTTGCGCCGTTTGTAAAAAGCGTCAGAGATGCTTTGGATAGTTTCGGTACGTGGATTGCCAATACATTTAATGGAGCAACATTTGACCGAATTCTTGACACCATTAATACCGGCTTATTTGCAGCAATAGCATTAATGCTTAAAAACTTCCTTAAAGAGTCTTTACAGAAGGATCTAAGTGGTCCCGGAGGAATTGTCGAGACAATTAAAGACTCTTTTGGTGCTCTTACAGATACTCTTACCGCTTTACAAACTAACCTTAAAGCTGATGCGTTGTTGAAAATTGGCGCTGCTATTGCGTTGATTGTTGCGTCCATTGTTATGCTTTCGACCGTAGATAAAGATAAACTCGGTACAGCCATGGCTGCTATTACTGGTGCATTTGTCGAGTTAATGGCCGCCATGCTTATTCTTGTTAGGGCGACGGGGTTTGTTGGGTTCTTGAAACTTCCATTTATTACGGCTAGCCTAATCTTATTGGCTGCCGCAATGCTTATTCTATCTGCGGCAGTGAAGAATCTTTCAAAACTTAGCTGGGAAGAGCTAGCTAAGGGTCTTGCTGGTGTTGCTGGTAGTTTAGCAATTATGATCACGGCCTTAAAGCCTCTTACCAAAGATACATCTGGAATGATTAGTGCCGGGCTTGGTATTATCGCTATAGCTGCTGGCCTTAAAGTTATGGCAAGTGCAGTTAAGGACTTTGCAAAGATGCAACTTGGCGAGATAGCAAAAGGCCTTGGCGCTATCGCCGCGGCACTTCTTGGGTTGGCTGGGGTTATGCGTCTGATGCCTCTGAATCTGCCATCTATTGCGCTTGGAGTTCTTGCTGTTTCTGTCGGTATTTCTTTGTTAGCCTCTTCCATCAAGCAGCTAGGCAATATGTCTTGGCAATCTATGCTTGTTGGCCTTGGCGGAGTTATGGCTGCGCTGTTTGGAATGGGTCTTGCTATGAAGATGATGCCTGAGAACATGATGTGGCAGGCGGCAAGTCTGTTGGTCCTAAGTATTGCCCTAAAGAAGGTTGGCGACGTCGTTGCCAAACTTGGCGGAATGACTTGGGATGAGGTTGGTAGGGGTCTTGCCGCCATCGCGGGCGGCTTAATTATTATGGGTGTTGCTATGGCCGTAATGAGTGGGTCTATTGCTGGAGCTGCCGCAATCTTAGCCATGTCTGTGGCTCTTGGGTTCTTCCTTCCTGTCATAAAAGGTTTGGCCTCTTTATCTTGGGGCGATCTACTGAAGTCACTCGGCGCGTTGGTTGGTATATTTGTTGTTCTCGGCGCAGCTGGTTATTTGTTAGGCCCTGTTGCTCCTATCATTGCAGCTCTCGCCGCTTCCGTGCTCTTACTTGGAGCTGGCGTAGCATTACTTGGGGCCGCAGTTCTTATGGCTGGTGTTGGTGTGTTGGCTTTTGCTACAGGTTTGAGTATTCTTGTTGGGTTGGGTGCTGCAGCGATAGTTGTAGTTACTTCCTTCTTTGACGCGATTATTCGTTATATTCCAAAAGCTATGGCTGCGTTTGCCCAAGGTGTTCTAGAATTTGTCAAGGGTATTTCAACAAATGCGCCTAAGTTCTCAGAAGCTATGCAGAAAATCATCATATCCATGATGGACGCTATTAAGAATACAGCCCCTAAGATTATTACCACAATGGGCGACCTGTTAAGTCGGTTACTCAAAGCTATTGAGGAAAAATCCCCAGAAATGATTAAGACTGGGATGAAACTTATTAGAGATTTCCTTAAAGGGTTATCCGAGAACATGTATGATATTGTTACTTTAGCTACCAAGGTTATTACGGAGTTTATCCGAGGTATTGGTGATAGTGCACCAGGGCTAGCTGACGAAGGCGCAAAAACCGTTATCAAACTGATCAATGCTATGTCTGCTGCGATTGAGAATAATTCAGAAGAGATGGGCGCGGCTGGTGGGCGGTTAGCTTCGGCTATTATCCGTGGTTTTGTTGAAGGAACTGTTGCTGGAGCATATAGCTTTATTAAATCAATCAAAGAGATGGCCCTTGGAATAATCAATACGGCAAAGAGCTTCCTTGGAATTGCTTCCCCATCAACCATATTTGAAGACATAGGTAAAAATGTAGTCAAAGGTTTGATCAATGGTATTGTTAATATGATTGATAATCTTGCCACCGAGGGAACCAAAATGGTAAGGGCTCTGTTCAAATCTGTTAAAGATTTCTTAGGTCTAGACGAACTCGGAAGTAAAGCGGAGAAGTTTATAAATATTGGTAAGAATGTCGTCAAGAGTTTCATTGATGGTATTGTTAACAAAGTTAGTGATCTTGCCACTGAGGGTACTGCTATGGCAAGATCTCTTTTCAAATCTGTTAAAGAGTTCTTAGGTATTGATGATCTCGGAAGTAAAGCAGAAAAGTTGATCAGTGTTGGTAAAAGTGTTGTGTCTGGTTTCGTTAGTGGAATCACCAAGACAGCAAATGATTTATTTACCGCAGGGAAAAATTTAGTAACTGATTTATTTACGAAGATAACGACTGCTATTACCAATAGTGTGTCATCTATAGAAACACGCGCAAAGAGTCTAGCTACGGCAATTATCACTGGACTCAGGAATGGCATCGCTAATGGTATTGATTCTATTACTACTGCCATCAGAAACATGGCGCTTAGGGCTCTTGCTGCCGCAAAGAAAGCACTCGGAATTAACTCACCTTCCAAGGAATTTATAAAGATTGGCGGGTCTGTCGGCGAAGGTATGGCCGATGGCATCGACAACTATTCATATTTGGCAGAAGCATCCGTTGATAATATGGGAAGTTCCTTACTCAACACGTTCAAGGCTTCTATCTCGCAGCTGAACTCCCTTGTTGAACAAGAAATGAATGCTGCTCCTATTATTGCTCCTGTGTTAGATCTCTCTCAAGTTCAAACAGAAGCTGCAAAAATAAATTCTTTGGTGACGACTCCAAATTTGGATGTTAGTGTGTCTACCAATCGGGCAACATCTATAGCCACCGACAATCAAGCAGTTGGCGATAACGCTCAGGTTAGTTCTGCTCCAACCACAGGTGGAAATACGATCATATTTGAGCAAACTAATAACTCGCCTAAAGCACTTTCTTCAGTCGAGATCTATAGGCAAACAAAGAACCAACTGGCTTTGGCTAAAGGAGTGTTAGATCTATGAACTTCACAAAACTTAGGTTAAAAGGCTTAACCACCGTAGATCTTCCTATCAAAAATGCTACCGTTAATGACCCATTTATATTAAAAGCAGCTGATGGACTTGGTCCTCCCGAAATTGATGTGTTTGTAGCAAAGACACGAGACTTAGGTGGATATTACAAAGGGAGGCAGACTCAATATCGAGAACCCGTTCTAAGAATTGGGTTAAACGCAAACTATAAAACAGGTGTTATGGTCTCTGATCTGCGTTCACAGCTATATGGATTACTCACACCAAATTCGTCTGAAGAAATTCAACTGGTTATTGTCGATGGTAATAACGAACTAATGTTTACGTCTGGATACGTTAAGAAACTTGAGATTGTTCCATTCAACGTAACACCAGAGGTTCAGTTAACCATGAGTTGCTTGGATACATATTTTCAAGCACCTGTAGGTATCCACGTTGAGACCTACCCCGGAGCTGCGTTTCAGGTTTTGAACCAAGGTTCCGCTGAAACCGGTCTATATTTTCAGATCACCATAACACAAGGTTTATCTTGGTTGATTGTGACAGATGCTCGTGGTAACGCCTTGAAGATCAATTATATTTTCCAAGCTAATGACGTTTTAACTGTGGACACAAGACCCGGCTCTAGGGCAATAACCGTGGTTAGAGGTGGTGTTACACAAAACATTATCTATTCATTAACCACTGATTCGTCATGGGTATATTTGTACGGTGGGCTAAACGCACTAACATTTAGCACGGCAAACTTTACTTGGAATGATTTATATTATATTCCTCAGTATTGGGGTATCTAATCATGGACGTTATTATTCTTAACCCAACTACGTTCACCCCGATGCGTCTATGCGAAGGATATTCTTCTTTAATCTGGACAGAGCGATTCTTTGACTTTGGCGAATTCATGTTGAAAACACCACTGGTTTCTGAAACAGTGCAAAAGCTTCCGGTCGGATCATTGATATCATTAGTGGATACTGCTGAAGTAATGATTGTCGAAACATATTCCATTGAATCCGACACTGAAAACGGAGAGCCAGAGTTAACAGTTTCTGGAAGATCGCTTGACTCTTTCTTAGAAAACCGGGTTATAACCGAGACCGTATATGGCGAAACTTGGAAGGTTCAGCAAAAATACACTCCAAGCGAAATTGTGTCAATTATGATCTGGAACGCTTTAATAAATTCCAGCGGAGAAGATCCAATGCGACCGTGGTTACCTGGGTTGAACCAGGATGTGCATCTGGCTGTTGAAAACTTAGCAATCTCCTTATCAATAAGTTCGGTCAGAACTGAACAAGATTGGTATTTCCAATCGGGGGTTGTGTCTGAGTTGGTCAAAAATATTCAGAAACAACACTCCATTGGATTACAGACAATCCGACCTAATTTCCACACGGAAGTTGGTAGTTCAAATGCATATTCCAAAATATTCTTTGATGTTAGTCGAACTGAACAACGTGGAGTCATGTCTAACGCCCTTGTAGATGATAATGCTATGCGCCTTGATGTGTACCAAGGAACAGATCGAACAATCAATCAGAGTAGTGTTGACCCAGTTATATTTCAAGGTCTATCGGGGCATCTGTTAAATCAGAAATACGTTGTGTCTGGTAAACTGGAAAAACATTACGCTAGAATTTCAACATCTGAGGGCGTTCTTATTGTAGCCAATCGTTTACATTCAAACAATGTTGGTTTACAACGAAAAGTTATGTTTATCGACGGTGGTTCAAAAGATGAGAATGTATTTGATGTCTGGGCTAATGGTGTCATCACTAAGGCACGAGCCGAACTAAACAATAACGCTTATATAACGATGTCGGAAGGCGAGATGTCTCCAAACAGTCCATATTTGTATAAAAAAGACTATTTCCTTGGAGATACTATTACTTTTTCGGGGACTTATGATATCGATATGTCTATGTTTGTTAGTGAAGTTGTAAGAACAAACGATGAAAATGGAACAACTTTGACCCCTGGGTTAATTTTAGTATAGAGAGGTATTTCATGAAATTTTTGAGTCAGTTGTTGATTAGTTATATTCCAAAGGTCGCAAGTGTTTCCTTATGGGTTGGATTCTTCCTGTATGATACCGAACTTTGGATCGCTATCGCGGTAACCATCTATGCTCTAGCTCTATACGCGGTTACTTACTATCAAGCGAACCATATCTTTGATGGAGTTATTGAGCTAAAAGAAACAGAACATGGCGCTAAGTCATTCCAATTGATTGTCAATAAAGATCCAGAATCCTTTCAAGACCAGGACAAAGTTATATTTCTCTTCAAGAATGTGTCCTAACCTTTCGCAGACTAATCATGTCTTATAATGAGACCCTACGAAAGGAATAAAAATGCAATTCAAAAAGCAAAAAGAACCAACCGGCTTGGAGTCGGCAATCGATGAGATCCTTAGCGAGATGTGCGGATTCACGAGCGATTCCGATGAGTATGCTACCATGGTCGAACAACTAGTCAAACTGCACACGCTGAAAGAAGCTGAAAAGCCTCAGAAAGCAAGCAGAGACGCGACGTTGATCGTGGTCGGCAATCTTGTTGCGATTGTTCTGATCCTCACATACGAGAAGAACAACATCATTACGACCAAAGCCCTGCAATTCTTGCTGCGGAAAGGCGCATTCTAACTCCACCGTACATCTCAGAAAACACAGAAGATGTGTGAGACCTAAACCCTCTTACATGTCTTCTGTGTTTTCTGAAACATGGGTTATATTTTTTGAAAAATTCCCGGGGGAGATTTCATGGTAAGTCGCATGGAAATCATGGGCTATAATGAGAGACCCAATGAAAGGAAACCCCATGAACAAGACCCTAGTTGTCGCTGCCCTTGGCACAGTCATGATCAATGCGGCTTCTGCTGCGTATGGCGTATACAAGATATACGAGATGCAAAAGCAGATAGACGCTGAGATGAACGCTGCAAAGGAAGAGATAAACCGGACCGTCAACAAACTCGGAAAGGCGTTCCAAACATTCGAGCTCTAAAACTACTAGCCCCCAACAAGGGCTTTTAGTTTTGCCATATTTATCGCACGATAAACATTCCTTATAATGAGACCTACTAAGGAGAAATCATGAACAAATACATGGTCGAAATCTACGAAACGGTGCTGCCAGAAATGGCCGCTCACGGCATTGAAGACACCACCCTAAACCGCATCGCATTCCTATCCGGATTGCTAGATGGCTGGCTTGAGGATGAGAGTCGTTCAGCCGAGAAGTCCCTTTACGTAAGCGCACTTGCTTTGGAGATTTTCTACCTGAAACTGACACAGATCCGCTCCATGAAGTAGAACCAAGACCCACGCCCTCTAACACAGGGTATGGGTTTGCCATATTTGACTTCGCAAACTTTACATGTCTTATGATGAGAAGAAGGTAAGACGTTCCAGTGTAGCTTCGATGCTACCTACCTGGCGCATGGAAAAATGCTAAATCACGATTTTAATTGGGTCGTGAGCCCTAGCTTCTCTTATATTTTTGCTCGCGTAAAAAACATTCCTTATAATGAGACCCCTAGAAAGGAATAAAAATGAAGTCCACCGATCAACCCATCACGATTCACAACGGAGATACCATCGAGGTTGCTGGAGAGAAGTTTGAGGTGAAAGCCCTACACTTCAACCACGACGACCCCGTGCTGATCATCGAAGCCCACATCGCTGGTTACATCGAGCCGGACAACAAGTAAACCACTAGGATCTAAAAGCAGTAGCCCCTAACCCGGGCTATTGTTTTCCTCGCAAAAATTACATGGCTTATAATGAGAAGAAGGTAAGACATTAAAGGCGTATAACCACAAAAGCTTATACCTACCTGGCCCAATCACAATTTTTAATGGGTTGTGAGCCCGATGTCTTCTCACATTATTTTTTTGCCTCGCAGGAAAAACATGTCTTATAATGAGAAGACCTCAATAACGTTATATATACTATAATGCTATACAGGTGTGCATTGACACATAACTTCTCATTTTATTTTTGTCGAAAGGAATAATATGACAGAGACCCAACAAATCATTTTAGAATGGTTTTTAATTTTTGTAATTGTTGTATCTGGTGTCAGAATTGTTTGGCTCCTTGTTTCATATTTTCTAGATCGATTGCGGTATAATCGGTACGCCAAGGAATTCTTCAAGAAGATCGAGGAGCATCGTAGTGTCTTTGACTAATATGTTTAGCACCATCGGAAGGACCATCTCCAATAACTCTCCCACGATTCTGTCTGGTATCGCAGTCACAACATCAATAGTTACTGCGGTTCTGGCAGCGAAGGCCTCCTTCTCGGCCTCGGACGATATTCGGGAAGAGATTGTCAATCGCGAACTGTCAATGGTTGATCCGCCAGAGATGACTGTTCGAGAAAAGGTCGAATTGGTCTGGCCATATTTTGTGCCTGCCGCGGTTACTGGTACCGCTACGGTTGTGTGCATCATTGCGGCTAATCGAATTGGATCTCGTCGCGCTGCGGCTATGGCTGCTGCCTATGCGATGTCTCGCGAAGCATTTGCCGAGTACAAAGATAAGGTCGTTGAAAAGTTAGGAGAGGCTAAAGAGCAAAAAGTTAGAGATGAAATTGCTCAAGATCAAGTAAATCGCAATCCTATGAATAAAGAGTTGTATATCACAGAGACTGGATCGGTCATGTGTTATGACTCAATCACAGGACGATATTTCACAAGTAGTGTCGAAGCAATGCGCCAGGCTGAGAATGTTATCAATCGACAGATCATTCATGACATGAGCGCATCAGCTTCTGACTTCTACTCGTTGATTGGGCTTCCGACAACACCATATTCTGGCGAGGTTGGCTGGAATAATGACGTGCCACTTGAGTTAAAGTTTTCCGCAGTGTTGTCTGAAGATGGCAAACCCTGTGTTTCCGTGAACTATGACACGTATCCCATGCGAGGCTTCAGTAACTTGTTTTAGATTCGCAGAAAAAACATATCCTATAATGAGAGACCCCTACGAAAGTAAAGGAAAGAGAAAATGACCGAGAACACCACCCCTGTGGAGACTCCCGAACTGACTGTCGTTGACGAACCCACCCCGTCGAAGAAGTTCCAGAACTTCAAGAAGTACCTGGTGATCAGTGCCGCTGCTGTTGCAGCCACCTTGATCGCTGGCTACGTCCTGTCGAAGAAGAACGACTCCGAGGATGACGAAGACGAATCCACCGAGAGCACCATGGAGACCGTGCCCTTCACGTTCACCATCGAAACCCCTACCGCTGAGTAACCCTCAAAAGCTGTAAGCCCCTAACCCGGGCTTATAGTTTTTCTTTTTTGAAAGGTTTAAAATGACTCCCGAAGAATTTGACTTTATTATTGACTCACAGCTGAATACATGTCGTGATATTCTTGTTGTGAAAGCGCGTGAGTATGCCGGAGATAAAGATCGCCTCCATAATTTCAAGGTTGCTGCAGTTCTCCAAGACATTACTGTAGCGCAGGCGCTTCGAGGTATGCAGGCTAAGCATACGGTGTCGATCTACGACATGATCAACAGTGGTGAAACATATCCTCTCGAACTCTGGGGCGAGAAGATCACTGACCACATCAATTACCTCCTTCTTCTCTTGGCTGTGGTGTGTGAAGATGATACAGAGAATGTTTCTGACACAAATGAAATTAAGCCGGGAGATCTTTGGATCAAAATACTTGAAAAAGCTTTCGCTTCTATGGGCGAAAAAATAAACGAAATGGACAACAATGATGCTTAAGAAGACCATTACCTACGAAAACTTTGACGGGAACACCGTTACTGACGATTTCTACTTCAACATGACCAAGGCTGAGCTTGTTGAACTTGAACTCAGTGAGAAAGATGGCCTCGCTAAGACCCTTCAAGATATTGTAGACTCTAAAGACGGTGCCAAAATCATTGATTACTTCAAGCGAATCATCTTGATGTCGTATGGCGAGCGTAGTGATGATGGGCGTAAGTTCCTGAAGTCTCCCGATATTGCGAATTCGTTCTCGCATACCGAGGCATATTCTCAGTTGTTCATGGAGCTTTCCACGGATGCAGATTCCGCGTCTAAATTCATCAACGCCATTATGCCTTCGGACTTGGTCGCAGAGGTGGCTGCGATGTCTAAATCAGCGCCTGAGGTCCATGCACTTCCGGTTGAGCCAGAGGTTCTGGTTGGCCCTGGAAATCCTGTAGTTTCTGAACCGACTGCACCAGCGAAAGCAGTTGAAGAGATGACTCGGGCTGAGTTGGAGGCTGCGTTAAAGAGCCTGCCTGACGCCTAACCATATTTGCGAATGGGAGTCGGCAAGGGTTCCTTTCATGGGTCTCTAACCCTATTCCGAATGCCTGACTTTAAACGACAATCGAGTGCTACCAGGAAACTGCGCCCATCCTCGCAAGATCTTAATGTGAACAGGAGAAATAATGAAAGATCTATATTTAATAAAAGCAGAAAAGTTAGTGTCAACTTTCAATGGTCCTCCCACTGGATATGAAATTGAACTTGCAAACATGTACACTAATCTTTCCATTGCAAATTCTCTAGCTGCGCTTAAGAAGAAATAGAAATCAACTCGCTCAAAAAACATATCCTATAATGAGAGACCCCTACGAAAGGAAAACATCATGAAGCTCCAGACCCTGAAGCAGATCGTCAATGTTGTGTCCGCCCTTGGCGCCGCAAGCATTGCCACCCAGATCATCCGTTCCAACGTTGTCCCGGCATCGCCGATCGCAAAGATCACGATTCCCGTGGCGACCTTGGTCATCGGTGCGATGGCTGGCGAGCTTGTTGGTGACTACACCGACACGAAGATTGACGAAATCGCCGAAGCAGTCAACGAGTCCAAGATGACAGTTTACCCTGTCGCATAACCCTCGAAGTTATAACACCCTGACCCGGTGTTATAGCTTTTCTTTTTTCGAAAGGTATAATAATGGAGCCGTTGCCGGCAAATAGCCATAAATCTAAATCTCAACAAACAGAAGAACAAACTAAGCCTAAAATCGAGAAGGTGGTTGCTGGAACGGTAGTCCAACGAAAGAAGCCACTTGGAAAACGCATGGCTGAGACATTCGGAGCCACTGACATGAAAAGTGTTGGTGGTTTTGTTCTCCTTGATGTGATTCTGCCAGCGGCAAAAGACATGGTCGCCGATGCCATATCCCAAGGCATTGAGCGAATGTTGTTTGGAGAGGCTCGAAGCACGAGTCGTCGTCCAAACAAGCAGTACAGCAACAATGGGTATGTGAGTTACAATAGGTACGCCCCATCAAACAACCCGCCATTCAAGCCGAATGTACCAAGTCGCAAATCTCGTGCTTCGCATGACTTCCAGGAAATCATATTAGAGACCCGTGTTGAAGCAGAAGAGGTTATTGAGCGTCTATTCGACTTGACTGAACGCTATCAAGCAGCAACTGTCGCCGATCTGTACGAATTGGTTGGCATCCAAGGACAGTTCACTGATGAGAAGTGGGGCTGGACCGATATTCGAGGCGCTGGCGCAACTCGTGTTCGTCATGGTTACCTGCTTGACCTTCCCCGCCCCGAACCACTCGACTAAAAACCATATTTTAAGGAGTTCCAATGCACGCAGCAGTTCTTAAACTTATCCCCGCGAAAGCATCTCTCACCGCAGGACGTCTTGCCCTTCAGGCCAGCAAACAGTCTCCCCATATTCTGTTTGGCGCTGGCATTGTTGGTTTCGGCGCAACTGTATACCTCGCTTCGAAAGCAGCCCTATCTCTAGATGAGCGAATCGATGAGTTGCATCGGTCAGTCGAGGAGGTTCGTGAGCTTCGCGAAAGTGACGAAGTTGAGTATAGCACTCAGGATTATCGGAAGGACTTGGCCTACGTCCACACCCATAATGCGGTCGCTATCGCCAAGATGTATGCGCCGACGCTCATTGTCGGATTTGTATCGATTGCGTGCCTCACCAAGTCGCATAAGATCCTGTCTAATCGGAATGCAGCATTGATGGCAGCATATTCTGCCATTGAGAAGAGCTACTCGATGTATAGGCAGCGTGTTGCTGAAGAGTTTGGAGAGGATAAGGACCGAGAGTTCCGTCATCCCCGCGAAACGTACAAGGCAATTAGTGTAGATGACGATGGTAAGTCAATCGAATCAATCAAAGCTAGGGCTAATAAAGATTTCGAACCTTCAGCCTATGCTCGATTCTTTGATGAGTTGTGTAAAGAGTGGCAGCGTCAGCCTGAATACAACTTCACCTTCCTTCGGGCACAGCAGAATTATGCGAATGATATTCTTCGGAGTCGCGGTCATGTGTTCTTGAATGATGTATATGACATGCTCGGTATTCCGAGGTCAAAAGCTGGATCTGTTGTCGGATGGATGCTAAGTCGCGATGGTGATAACTTCATTGACTTCGGAATCTGGCATGGAGACAAGCCTGGCGCTCGTGATTTCGTAAATGGTCGTGAGGGTTCGATCTTCCTAGACTTCAATGTGGACGGTGTTATCTTCGATAAGTTGGAGAATTGACATGAGTCGGCAACGAATCCTAATTGTGGCAGCCGTTCTTGGTATATCTGGTCTAAATTTTGCTGCTGGATTCTACACGGCAAAACATATCCTTAAAGATCAGTATGAGGAACTCTCAAAAGAAGAGATTGCCGATGCCAAGTTGTACTACAGTCGTCTCCACAAGAAAGGTGAGTTCTCAGATCCCGTTGAACTGGCCAATCGTGCAGCTGAGGTCTCTGACCTCATTGCTGCTGAGACAATCACTAAAGTTCTTCGGTACGTACCTGGCGTTGAGAACAATGTGACGGTTGTGGAGGAGGACGAAGTCGATCTGACGACAAGCCAAATGATTACTGATGCTGAACTTGTTCGTGAGATTGAGATTGCAGCAGAACATGGTCATCCATATTTGATTTCTAAAGAAGAGTATCTGACAAATGCGACGGAGTATGAGCAGATAACACTGACATACTTCGAAGAGGATGATCTTCTTGTCGATGAAAACGATTTACCGATTGAGTATATTCCAGATACGATCGGTATTGAAACCACAAATCGATTCGGAATCATGTCAGGTGATCATAATATTGTTTATATTCGAAGCGATCGAAAATGTGTGGAATATGAGATCGTACGAAATAAGGGAAACTACGCGAAAGATGTGCTCGGTTTTGTAGAGCATTCTGATACTCCAAGGGTCCGTAAGTTTCGGCGTGACTATGAATGATTCCTCTTGACGAAAGCTACTTTACGTGGCTCTATTCCAAGGTTGGTGTTCTGACGGTAACAAATCCCCGACGCTCTTACTGGAAATTGTGTGAACAACTATACACAAAAGAGTTTCTGTGGTTTATTCCGAATGACGACAATAGAAGTGAAGAAGGAATAGAGCTACGTAGAGAGTTCCTGCAAGAAACAGGGACTGAATATCCTGGTCATGACTGGATGAAGATGAGTTGTTCGATGTTTGAACTTCTCATCGGTCTTTCAAGACGACTTGCTTTCCTCGATGACCGGGAAGCAAGTATCTGGTTTTGGGAGCTTATAGATAACATCAACCTTAGTTATGCAAATGACAGTATTTATAGTGTTGATGTTGAAAACCACGTAGACGAAGTACTCAACAATGTTATTTGGCGCTTGTATAGCAAGAATGGGTCAGGAGGGTTGTTCCCATTACGCCATGCCCATGAAGACCAGAGAAAGATTGAACTTTGGTATCAGTTAAGCGCCTACGTAAATGAGGAACTGTGGCCTTGAGAGGAGGTTGTATGGACTTCTATGACATTCAAACTAAAGAACTGCGGTCTGGGCAAGTTGAAGTATACCCGGACTTTCTTGTTAAGAAGTCAAAAGACCTTATGGTTCGAGGCCGTGGGTTCTATGCTGTGTGGGATGAAGAAGCCGGTCTGTGGTCTACCAACGAGTATGATGTTCAGCGTCTGGTAGACACGGATCTTCGCAACTATGTTGAGCAACACGGACTCACACACGCAACAGTCAAGTATCTGCAGTCCTACAATTCGCAAACCTGGTCTAAATTCCGAATGTACATGAGCCAGATAAGTGATAATTACCAGAAACTCGACGAGCACATCATATTTGCCAACACCAAAGTTAGCAAAGGCGATCACATCAGTCGGCGACTCCCATACAACCTAGAAGAGGGACCATATTCTGCGTGGGATGAGCTTGTCGGGACACTTTATGCCCCGGAGGAAAGAGCGAAAATCGAATGGGCAATTGGTGCGATCATCTCTGGGGATTCGAAGAGGATTCAGAAGTTTCTAGTTCTGTACGGTTCTGCAGGTACAGGCAAATCAACGATTCTCAATGTCATCGAGATGCTGTTCGCTGGGTATACTGCTACGTTCGAGGCTAAAGCGCTAGGTGCTGGTAAGACGTTTGCCACTGAAGCGTTTAAATCGAACCCGATGGTTGCCATCCAACATGATGGTGACTTGTCTAAGATTGTTGACAACACACAGTTGAACTCAATTATTGCTCACGAGGCCATGACGTTCAATGAAAAGTACAAACCTACGTACAGTGATCGTGTCAACGCATTCTTGTTCATGGGCACAAACCAACCAGTCAAGATCTCCGACTCTAAATCAGGCATTATTCGTCGTTTGATTGACGTTCACCCGACTGGAGCCTTGCTCAAGACACACCGATACCACGAGATCATGAACCAGATCAAATTCGAACTCGGTGCTATTGCGCAGCATTGTCTTGATGTGTATAACGGAATGGGTAAAAACTACTACAGCGACTACAGGCCCATTGAGATGATGTTCCAAACCGATGTGTTCTTCAACTTCATTGAAGATTCCTATGACATATTTAGCAAGGAAGAATACATCACCCTGAAACGCGCATTTGCCATGTACAAGGAGTTCTGTCAGGAGACTGGTATCGATAATCCACTGCCCATGTACAAACTTCGAGAGGAGATGAAGGGTTACTTTGATAACTTCGACGCTCGGCTCCATATTGACGGCCGTTCCCAGACAAGTGTTTACACTGGGTTCAATGGGTCTAAATTCAAAAGTGTCTCGAAAGTTAATGATACGACCCAACTCATTGTTGAGGACTCAATATCTCTTCTGGACAATGTATATGCGGAACAACCAGCGCAATTTGCTGGTAGCAATGGATCGCCTACAAGAAGATGGTCAGATGTCAAGACGACATTAGCTGAGATCAACACTTGTGAGTTACACTATCTGATTGTTCCAGAAAACCATATTGTGATTGACTTCGATCTTGAAGATGAGCATGGTAATAAATCTTTGAGTAGAAATCTAGAGGCAGCTAGTCTCTGGCCACCAACGTATGCTGAACTCAGTAAGAGTGGGTTTGGTGTGCATCTGCATTACATATACGATGGAGATCCTTCTGACTTGGCTTCGGTCTACTCAGAGGGTATCGAGATCAAGACATTACTAGGACACGCATCTCTTCGTAGAAAGTTATCAAAATGCAACAGTGTGCCTATTGCTACCATATCCCAAGGCCTTCCGCACAAGGAGAAAAAGATGCTGGCCCAACAGGTCATGACGAGCGAAAAGGGATTGCGTGATCTCATTGCTCGAAATCTGAGAAAAGAAATTCATCCAGGCACGAAACCGTCGATCGATTTCATTCACCATATTCTTGACGAAGCATACCAATCGGGGATGGTGTTTGATGTCACAGATTTACGACCTGCTATTATTGCTTTTGCGAACAATAGTACTCATCAGCCGCTGCCTTCTCTGAAAATTGTCCAACAGATGAAGTTCAAGTCGGAAAATACCGAAGTCGAAGTTGATACTCCTCCATGGGAAGACAAACTTGTATTCTTCGACGTTGAGGTCTACCCGAATCTGTTTGTAGTGTGTTGGAAGTATCAGGATACTGACAATGTTGTTCGTATGATCAACCCATCAGGACAAGACATTGAGTCCTTGTTCAAATACCGACTGGTTGGGTTCAACAATCGTCGTTATGACAACCATATTCTCTACGCTCGGTATCTCGGGTATGACAATGAGCAGTTGTATAGGCTCAGCAAGAAGATCATTGACGGTAATGTTGGATCAATGTTTGGAGAAGCCTACAATCTTTCCTACACAGATGTCTATGACTTCAGTTCCAAGAAGCAAGGTCTCAAGAAGTTCCAGATTGAGCTAGGTATCACCCATAAAGAGGTCGAGTTCCCGTGGGATGAGCCTGTCGATGAAAGTAATTGGGAGAAAGTTGTGGTTTATTGCGTTAATGATGTCGAAGCAACCGAGGCTGTATTCAATGCGCGGAAGCAAGATTTTGTAGCACGTCAGATTCTAGCCGATCTGAGTGGGCTATCTGTCAATGACACAACTCCGAAGCATACTGCACGGATCATATTTGGCAGTGATCGTAATCCGCAAGCCTCTTTCGTGTATACTGACTTGAGTAAAGAGTTTCCTGGGTATGTGTTTGAGCGAGGCGCCAGTACCTACAAAGGTGAAGTGCCAGGAGAAGGTGGTTATGTCTACGCTGAGCCGGGTATTTATGAAAATGTTGCTGTACTTGATGTTGCGAGTATGCATCCTACTTCGATTAAAATTCTCGATCTCTTTGGCCCCTACACCCCGAACTTCTCCGCCCTACTCGCCGCTCGTCTGGATATCAAGCATAAGGATTATCGATCGGCATCAAAGATGCTTAACGGAAAACTTGCGCCTTATCTCAACGACCCCGAGCAAGCAGACGCTTTAGCCTATGCGTTGAAGATCATTATTAATATTGTGTACGGTCTTACCTCGGCTAAGTTTGATAATCCGTTCAGAGATCGTCGCAACGTGGACAACATTGTGGCTAAACGCGGAGCCTTGTTCATGATCGATCTCAAAAACGCAGTTCAAGCCCAAGGTTATCAGGTTGTCCACATCAAGACGGACTCAATCAAGATTCCAAATGCAACTGAAGAAATTATTGAGTTTGTCACAGAGTTCGGTCGACAGTATGGGTATGACTTCGAACACGAGAATACGTATGACAAGTTCTGTCTTGTGAACGATGCTGTGTATATTGCTCGAAGTGGAGCACCTGCACATTGGGAAGCAGTTGGGGCTCAGTTCCAACATCCCTATGTTTACAAGACTCTCTTCTCTGGTGAAGACCTTACGTTCGACGATCTGTGTGAGACGAAGAGTGTCACGAAGGGTGCTATCTATTTGGATCTTGGGCTTGATCGACCTATGTTCATGCCTGAAGAATTGCACTTCGTTGGTCGTACTGGACGGTTCGCTCCTGTAGTGAAAGATACAGAAGGAGCTGGTATCCTCTACCGTATTGTGGACGACAAGCACTACGCTGTTGTGGGCACTAAAGGATATTTGTGGGCTGAAGCAGACTTTGTCAAGGATTACTTTGACCGAGGTTCGATGGAAGCTTTTGACTGGACGTACTTCTACAAGCTCGCGGAGTCTGCTCAGAAGACTATCGAACAATTTGGAGATTTTGAGTCCTTCGTCGCAGGTTAATCACGGGTTATAATGAGAGATCCCCGATGAAAGAAGGAAACCATGCAATATTTGAAAACATCCGCATTCGCCATCGATGAGAACACCTACTCGCTCGCCGTGGCAATTCTGCCTCCGGTGTTTGCTACCATACCCGTTTCGGAAGTACTGGGATACTATGTTGTAATTAACCAGCCTAGCGTCCAATACAGCCACAACGAAGAGGTACAGGCACTGGTGCTTGGTTGCGCGTGGATGAGCAAGAACATGTTCTTCGAGATGTACGAGACCGTGAACGCCCCGATTACTATGGTGTTTACCGAAGTCACCGCGATCGCTTAAAAGAAGAGCCCCAGCTAAAACCTGGAGTTTTTCTTTTGTTAGGAAGCAATGAGATACTCATGCAAGTGGTGTAGCAAACCAATCCTAATAACCATATTTAAAGGAGAAGACTGGTGTTCGGACAATTGCCGAAAAAAATTGAAGGAGAAATAGTGGCTAGTAAAGTTTATCTCAACATTGCTTTTTCGAGTATCGATATCATAAAAGCTGACACTATTCGAGATTTCATGTTGGCTAATTTTGATGTAACCGAGTTTGTAATAACCTATCAGGAACCGATTGAGGAGTAATAATGGCCCCGTATCAAGATAATAGTGTGGTTTTGGAAGGCGTTCGTATCGTCTTTCGGAACTTTGCTGGCAAAGAAGGTCAGTACAATCGAGAGGGAGACCGAAACTTTGGTGTTCTTCTTGACGAAGATGTCGCAACAGCCATGGCCAAGGATGGTTGGAACGTCAAGTGGTTGAAGGCTCGCGAAGAAGATGAAAGCGAACAGGCATATCTGTCGGTTACTGTCGGATACAAAGGTCGTCCACCACGGGTTGCCATGATCACTTCTCGCGGTCGCACTGCCCTGTCTGAAGATGAGATTGAGGTCCTTGACTGGGTTGACATTGAGAATGTAGATCTCATTGTTCGACCGTATGAGTGGGTTGTCAATGGTAAGACTGGTATTAAGGCATACCTCAAGTCTATTTTTGTCAAGATTAATGAAGACGCCCTTGAGTTGAAGTACGCCGATCTTGACCAACTGCCTGCTCGTGGCGGTCGTGTCGATGAGTAATTCTGGTATGAAACCAGATTTTGTAATAGTAGACGAAATTATTTTCACAAATGGAAGAGGAATAATGGAACAGCAAATTGCTATTGAGGTCTGGGTGCGTAAGCCTTTCTTTGTTGAGGCTGTCCCCGTCACCGATGAAAACATGGAGATCGTCGCGGCTTGGTGCGGAGGACGGATCAATGTAACAAAGGGTGACGACAAGCGCTACATAAAGGTCGAAGTAAAGAACCCGATGTCTCGGAGGCAGACCACCGCATTCGCTGGTGACTGGGTTCTTAAGAGTGGTCTTAGCTACAAGGTGTACAAGGATGAATCGTTCAAGAAGGTTTTCGAAGAAACCGACTTGACTGAGATTCCTGACGACGATAAGTAGTCTGCATGTTTTTTTGGCGATTTTAACCCAATGACACCGTATGATGGAATTCTTACATTTGACGTTTTCCGAAAAGAAGACGCAACGGGGACTTCTGGTACGGGTGTTGTGGCGATGGGCGTTGTGTTTCCAGATGGGAATACAGTTGTACAATGGCAGACTCATGTACGATCCACAGTGTTTTATGGGTCAATGGCTGATGCTTTGTATATTCATGGTCATGGAGACAAAACTGGTTTTCGTTTTCACAATTGTTTAGATCGATTGTATCTTTCCGACGGGACCTTTGTTGCGATTGCTGTAGAAAAAGAAAACAACAAACCGGCGTTTTGTGATTGTGGAAAAGTGGAATATCAACACACTGTAGATTTCCATACCTGACGCTATCGCAGAAAAAACATGTCTTATAATGAGAAGACTCAGAATATTGCTTCCCCCGCATATTCTGAGTCTTCTCATTTTGTTTTGCTAAATTAAAGGTGAACCCATGGAATTGAATTACGTTATTATTGTCCAACGCGAACAAACAATGGAATGTTTTGGTTTGTTTAAAGACTACAAACAAGCCAAACAAGTTATGGACGAGGAGCCTTCTAGATACGGCGCAGAAGAAGATTGTATTAAAGTGTTCGTCATTCCTTTGCAAGCTTTATATTACCCCATTGAATTTAAAAAAGAAGTTGAGTTTTAATGACAAGACCAAATTGGGATTCTTTTTATCTTAAAATTGCACAATCAGTATCAGAACGAGGAGAATGCTCTCGTCGACAAATTGGAGCTATTATTGTTAAGGATCATTCAATTGTTGGTGAAGGGTATAATGGTGCTCCCCCTAGAGAAAAATCTTGTTTAGAGGGTGCTTGTCCTAGAGCGCAATCTGAAGCTTCGCCTAACGAAAATTATGCGGAATCTGGTTGTCACGTTATTCATGCCGAAACAAACGCCATGCTTAGGGCTTCTTGGAATGATATGAAAGACGCAACTTTATATGTTACGGCAGAACCTTGTAAAGATTGTTGGCCTAAAATTCGTGCGACTGGTATATACAAAGTAGTTTGGCCTGATTCTGAAAACTCGCTGTTTGAGCGTTTTACCAATATTGAAAAGTAGGAGATTGATATGAAATTTCGACAACGCCCGGTAGAGGTTGAAGCTAAACAACTACTTGGTATTCCAGTAAATGATAATGACATTTATATGTGGATTGAAGGTCATGTTGGTAGTTTTAGTACTATGGATGAAGAGTTTCCAGAAAAAGGAGTTTCTATTGATCCTGAAACTGGCTTTATGTTAATTGCTACCCCAGAGGGCGTGCGATACGCTAAACCTGGTGATTGGATTGTCAAAAATGTCCACGGAGAATTCTATCCCGTAGCGGCTGAGATCTTTGAGCAGTTGTACGAACAAATTGTAGACGGTGATGGTGGAGAATGGCTTGTTGACGAAATCAAGTACTTTCAAACGCCAGACCAAAGAAAAGGAAATTTGGAATGACAATTGAGTTTCGTAGTGATATGACTGTAGAGTTGGTTCGTTCTGCCGACACAAGAGATGCCGATGTCATATTTGCGGCAAAAGTGTCAACGATGGGTGAGCAGATTGAGATGCTTACTCATGATAAGATTCCTAATCCTGAGAAATTCATCGATTTCTTGATGCGGAATCGTCATGGGACACCATTTGAGCATAACTCAATGACGTTCTTCATTAGTGCGCCCATCTTTGTGTTCCGTGAGTTTCATCGGCATCGTGTTGGATGGTCCTACAACGAACAATCGGCTCGATACTCTAAGTTGAACCCCATGTTCTATGTTCCAGATGCGAATCGGAATTTGGTGCAGGTTGGTAGACCTGGTGACTATGACTTTTTTCCAGGATCTATTGAGCAATACGATAAAGTACGATTTCTTCTAAGGCAATCCTATGAGGTTGCATATGCAAACTATGAGGAAATGCTTGGTCTAGGTGTTGCGCGAGAAGTTGCAAGGGATTGTCTGCCTGTCGGAATCTATTCCTCGATGTACGCAACGTGTAATGCTCGATCGTTGATGAACTTTCTGTCGCTGAGAACATTGCATGATGGTGTGTCGTTGTTCCCGTCATACCCTCTGCAAGAAATTGAGATGGTTGCTGACAAAATGGAAGCTGCATGGAAAGAACTTATGCCGCTGACTCATGCTGCATTCACACGAAACGGAAGGGTGGCCCCATAATGCCATACAAACGTCAAGATGGTCAAGGTTGGAGTTGTGTTCAGTGTGGAGCGTTGGTTGACAACACCAAGCAACATGATGCATTCCACCGAGACTTTACATCTCTCGTTGAACTTGTGACGGCGATCAAACCCAAAAAAGATAAAACCGAGTAACATGAGTGACTTCTTTAAAGATGTCGACAACCTTGATGATGCGATAGGTGAAACTATTGGGTTTGTGTCTGTGTGTTGGGACCCTAAACCCACTGGTATGTTTGAATCTGATAAAGCCAGTAAAGCGGTTAATGAATTGCTGAAATGGATTGAGACGCACTACACAGTAACACCTAAGAAAACGCAAATTCAAGAATACGCACAATGTCAGGATGGCCTCCGCATGATGAGACACGATCTTTGTCGTGGTGTTTTAATGTCAGATGGTCCATACGCATATTGTTTTGATTGCGATTCTAGATGTGAGCAAACAACCCCATGTAATTGTTGTTTTCGGTTTTTAAATCCAGAAGCAAAGGCAAAACAAAATCCTAAATAGGAGTATCGATGATTGAAGATTTTAACTGGCTTGCTTTCTGGTTGGGATTCGTGTCGAGTCTGATTGTATTAAAAATTCTAAAGAGTCGATAAAACTAAAGAGGAGTCTTAATGTTTGTCTGTGTAAATCATAAAGACCGGGTAGCTGACTACAAGATGTCTGTGAATGATGTTGTTACCGTAGGTATTTGTAGTGAGTGTGAAGATGAACTCAGTCACAAGCGAAATAATATTGTTGTAGTTGTCACTCCTGTTCACCCATTCAACTAATCTAGGACAAAAAATGTTTCATGCCTTTATCTCGATTGTTTGTGCTTCCATCCTAGGAGGCCTACTGGCGGAACTTCTTAAACGTTTCGTAAAAAACAACTAACATAACTAAATAGCCCCCATAGCTCAATAGGCAGAGTAGCGGACTTTTAATCCGTGGGTTGCAGGTTCGATTCCTGCTGGGGGCACGCATACAAAAATTCACCATCTCACCTTGAGGAGTTTCACATGAAGCACAAAAACAGTTGCGTAATCTGTGGTCGGAAGTGGTCGTCTCGTACACGATTTGGTATATGGTTGAGTTGGAAAAACCATAACCGTAAATGTCGGGATGTCTAGGAATAGTTATGGGTTCATTCAATCTTGTTCTTGGTGTTGTGTATTTAGGATTTCTCGGTGCGGTTTTGTTGCTGGACAAGGTTGACAGACACGTAAAGAAAAAGAA